ACAAAGCCCCAGCAATCATCAATAAGCTATGTCGAAAAAGTTAGGTAATACAAAGAGCGCGCTAAAATGGCAGGTTTTATGAGGGTTTGAGGTTAATAAACCGCGTAACTTGTAAACTTACGCTAGAAAAGATAAAATATGAAAAAGACAAAAGCCGTCCTGTGCTGGGGCGGTTTTTCAATGCGATTGTAAGCGTTCTGGAAAGGGCGCTTTTTCTATGTCCAAAAGGCGGTGATTTCCTTGGCCAAGAAAACGAGAATTGAGCAAGCCCTTTTTCAGTGCCCAAGATGTAAAAAGAAGTACTTCTCTTATCGAAAGAATGTGGTCGGAATGTACGAAAGAGGAAGACGAGAGCGCCGGGGCGAAAGATGCGGACAAATAAGGGGATATCGGGGCCGATGTAAAAATATTAAAGAAAGCCCAGGTAATTAAACCTAGGCCAAATCTGTCACAGATTAATAATGGCATGGATTTGGTGGATGCGGTGGCGGAGGAGGTGGAGACGGCGGGTCGCAGGGTTTTCGAATTATTAACCATAGCTCCCATATTATTACCCACATCAAAGCTATAATAGTTCCAAGTGCCAACAAGATCATATGTATAAAGCCGAGGAGCTAACTAAAGTTGCAGGTACACTAGGTGTCATTAACGACAGTAAACCCCGGTACTCCACCATGGAGGACTTCGTAACATGCGGCGCGCCATAGTGTCCCTGATTTACGCTGGGGTGAACATAACAAAAGACATTGCACCCGATTTCCAGGGGTTTAGTTATAAGGAGGTTGCCGAAGGTAGTGCAGATTCTCTTCAATTAACGCTTCAAAACAAGACGCTCAAATGGATGGGTGAATGGCTACCACAACCAGGTGACAAGATTTCAGCCAGCATCACGCAATACGATTGGGCGGGTCCTGGAGAAGTCAAGACACTTGATTGTGGCAGTATGATCGTCGATTCGCCAACGTTTTCTGGACCATTCGATGTAATTAATTTAAACGCATTAAATATACCGGCAGACCAAGGTTTTAACGATGCCCCGCAAGACACCACTTGGGCAGACATCACGATGTCACAACTCGGGCAAATGATTGCCAGTAAATACGGTATGAGCTTTACTTATGATGCCCCAACGGACTTCGTAATCCATGCTCTCAAACGCACTAAACAAACAGATGCAGCACTCCTATCTGACACATGCAAGAAATATAATCTTTGCCTCAAAGTTTATTCTGATAAATTAATAATCTACTCAAAAGCGCAATATGAGCAACGAGATCCGATAAAAACGATTACTTACGGTTCGTCTAATATAAACAGCTATACCCTTGCATCACCTATTGTCGGTACAGGGTTTACATCAGTTACGATTAACTACAAACCGACAAAAACTAAAACAATGCTGCAGTATACATTTAGTATAGGAACGGGCGGCAAGTCAATGATCCTGCAGGAATCCGCCGATGATGATGAGCAGGCCGAACTTATTGCAAAGGAGAAGATGCGCGAGGCTAATGAAAAGGCTTTCACTGGTACGCTTAATCTAGCCCTTGATCTCGATTTCATTGCAGGATGTACCTTTATGCTTGCTGGATTTGGAAAATTCGATGGTAAATATTACGTTGATACTTGTGATCATGATTACGGCAAGGGCGCAGGCGAGACAAATATTGCATTTCATCGCTGTCTGGAAGGCGGGTATTAAAAATGGCGAATAATGATATTTCAATCCAACTCGGAGAAATAAACTCGGTTAACTATCCAGCACGGACGGTGAAGGTCCTGCATCAAGACGCGAACGGATCGGTGTCGACGGACCTCCCGTTAATGAGGCCCAAGCTTAGTCCTGATGTAGGAGATCCGATACTCTGTGTCTACCTATCCAATGGAGCGGCTTATGGTGTCTGCCTCGGAGAATTCTATCAGGAGGAAAATACTCCTGCCGACGATGGGCAATTTATTGAGATTGCCATTTTACCAGACGGATCAAGTATCCAATATGATACCACGAACAAAAAGCTAATCCTTAACGCTCAGAACATCGACATAACTGTCTCGGGTGGAGCGAATGTGATTAATATTAAATCTGCTGGTCCTGTGAATATTGACGGTGGAACCATTGCTATGGCTGGGGGTGGTGCTGCAATCGCTAGGGTAGGTGATACCATTACAGCGACAGGATCAGACCCACAAGGCGGTACAGTGACCGTCACAGGGACTATAACAAGTGGTTCGAGCAAGGTTCAGTCGGGTTAGGAGGCTTCGTCATGGAATATGTTATTCAGGCCATAAGAAACGATCAACAATGGCGTTGGCATATGACGACAAAATACTGGTACATTTGGCTTGCTATCATGATTTTCTGTGGCATTATAGGTCATTTGTTGCAAAAGTAACTGTAATCAGGGGGCGATTATCATTGGCCAAATCGGGTATTGGGGATCAGAGAGATTTGAGGTATCAGATACGAAGGTTTTCACGCCAAATAATATCCAACGCTCATCTTCATCAAGGTTCGAAAGCTTCCAACGCATTGGATTGAAACCCCTGACGGAATTCATTGCTCCTGGCCTAGCTACATTCTCCGTTACGATTCAAGTAAATGCATTATTAGGAGTTAATCCGCGAACCACATTGGACCATTGGATAGCACTCTCGGAGACTGGAAGTCCAGATGTGCTTGTGATTGGGAATAAGGTTGTGGGTACAGATCAATGGGTATTAAAAACGGCTGCTGATGCATGGAAGAGCTTAGACGGGCAGGGGGATATTTTAACGGCAGAAATAAACCTCTCCTTTGAAGAGTACATGACAGAGTAGAAAGGGTGAGTAAATGGCTATATCAAATACCCCAATCATAACCGGAAATATTGATCAACCCACGATTCGCCGTGTATACCGTTTGCTCACAACCTTTCAAGGAGAGGTTCCGTTCGATAGACTTTTCGGCATTGACCCTTCAAGCCTTGATAATGTCCCAAGGGCAACGGAAGGGGCTTTGCTTGTGGAGTATACCAAGAAAATGAAAATGTATTATCCGACACTAACGATAACTAGCTTGACCTTTTCATATCAAGGAACGTCAGTCGTTCCGCAGGTGGTGATAAACAACAATGGCTAATACTATAGCTCAGCTCATGGCGCTACCCGACGTCACATTTGTGGACACTTCGGTAAATGACATGCTAGCAGCTGCTATCACGACTTACCAGAATACTTACCTCCAACAAACTGGTCAATCCATTGTCCTCCAGCCTGGCGATGACGAATATATCATGCTTTACTCCGTTGCTCTGATAGCTTACCAACAGCTTCAGAGCATTAACTTTGCTGCAAAGCAAAACTTCTTGAAGTATGCGACAGGAAATAACCTTAAGCAATTAGGTGCAAATACAGGAAATATCGAAGCATCCCCAGAAGCGGCAGTAACAGCACTAACCTTTACTTTGGGAACGACACAATCAACCAACGTGACAATTCCACAAGGAACACGAGGAACACCAGGTAATGGCTTGTATTTCGCGACTGACCAAGCAGCTACTATTCCTATAGGTAACACAGCCATAACCACTTCGGCAACATGTACGGTAACCGGCTCAGTTGGTAATGGCTATATCCTTGGAACAATTAATATCCTCACGGATTCAGTGCCTTTCGTAGCCTCAGTAACGAACAGTGAAACAACCGAAGGCGGTAGCGATGCGCAGACTGATGCATCTTTCCAAGCCCAAGTATTCGCCAGTCCTAGCGGTTATAGTGTAGCTGGACCAGCCTCAGCTTATGATTACTTTGCCAGGCAATACAGCTCGTCAGTCATTGATACCTTACCTGTTTCGCCATCTCCAAATGTTATAAATCATTACATCTTACTAACGGGTGGAACATTACCAAATCAAACATTCTTGAATGAGCTTATGGCCTACATTGGAGCTTCCGATCGACGACCTATGACGGACCAATATACCGCCTTAGCTCCTGCGGTCCAAAACTACACCATAAACCTGACCTACTACATTGACCCATCGAACGCAGGACAAGCAGCTACAATTCAAGCGGCAGTTACAACGGCTGTCAATAACTTCGTAACACAGACACAAAGTCTCATTGGGCAGGACATTGTGCCCGATAGCCTTACGGCTGCCATACGCGGAGCAGGGGCAAAGAGGGCGATGATAACCTCGCCTATATTTACAACTACAACATCAACCGCAATAGCAGTACCTTCGGCGGTTACCGTAACATATGGCGGATTGGATGCCAGTTAACACCGATCAGTTAGGAGGCACTTACAATGCTCAACGTGCCGTTAACCCTTAGTAACATCAACCTAGCTAGCGTCATGCCCTCCAATATGACAAGTGATCCTATCATATTTTCTCTATGTGCCGCTATTGACGCGATTAATCAATTCGTAACCAATGCAATCCCCAGTGTCTTAGTTTTGGCTAACATTGGTAATCAACCGTCGGCTGTAACCGATTTATTGGCCTTTGAGCAACAAACTCCTTACTACAACCAAACGCTACCCTTAAGCACTCGTCAAATGCTCTTGGCTAATACCGGCATGGTTAACTCCATAAAAGGCACAAAAGCGGCCGTAGAACAAACTGTTCAGGCCGCTTTTGGTTCGGGTACCGTTCAAGAATGGTTCGAGTATGGCGGTACGCCGGGATGCTTTCGTGTGCTGGTTAATGATTTCCCTAATTCAAGCGCCCAAATGTCTGAAATCAACCGGGCGATAGTCGCAAGCCAAAGGGTCAGTAGCCATTTAGATGAAGTAATAATCATACTTGAAACGACTATCGTGAGCATGTACATGGCAAGTACGTTTGAATTAGCGGTATACGTGAGTACTGCCATGAAACCTTATGTACTACCATGCCAATTGGCTATACCCGGCATATATTTACCGCTTTAGAAAGGAGTTTGAAACGATGGCGTATGTGACTGGATTAACTAATTTAGTAGCTTCTACAGGGGCAAATATTCCAGCCTTAGTCCTTCAAGATTCAGCAAGCAGCCTGGCGATACCTCAGACATCTTTTGTCCTGGCAGCATCAGGGTTACTTTTGCCTGCTCCAGTGGATGCAAACAATAATCCAATCGTTACAACTTCAGGGGGAGTTGTAAATGTGCAGGCCCTGACTATCCCAACGGGCCAGACTGCTTACATATCATCATCAATGCAGGTAGCAGTCGGCAATCTTACTATTAACGGCACACTGGCTAGCTATGGAGTTCTCAGGTGTCTATCTATCACTTTCGGCATCGGAGGATCTTTAATAAAAGGAAACGGCAGCACTACCGAAATAGGCATTATCTAAAATAAGGGGGAAACAAAAAATGGCAGTTACAACTTTACTTGAAAGCATCCCAAATGTGTATCAACGATATTACGACAGCACTATTCCGGCTATTGTAAGTCAATATTGGAACGGAACGTCATGGGTTACGAGCCGACAAGAAAGCTTGGCTAATGGTTTAATGACGGCGACAGACGGGGTTAAGGTCCCTTACTCTGTCGGGACCCTTGCATCGGATTATACTTCCGTAAGTACAACTTACGTCGCTACTGGGCTTACGGCTACGATCACGCCGACAGACACAGCTGTGGAGGTTATCGGCAGCATAAACGTCCAAAATAGTACCGCTAACGATGGTGTCGGTATTGCGCTCTATCGAACTGTGGCGGGTGGATCGGCTCCAGCCGCTGGCTCTGCGGCAGGTGGTAGTGATACGAAAGTATGGGAAGCGAATACAACCCATGCTGTAGCTGCCCAAAACCTAGGAGCGGGATTAGATTTCGTTGACACAGGGTTAACCGCTGGATCTCAGTACGTCTATTACTATGTGATTAAGGCAATTACAGGCGGTACAGCCAAGCAAACAGGCAATGCTACCCTCGCAAACAGCAATACGGTGATGTTGCAAAACATCTAGGATCGGTAATCGAATTAAGCGGGGCGGTGAAATAATGGGCACGAATGGTTTCGGAAATATGATCTTTACTCAGCAGGGTCTTAATCTTTTGGCAAAGGCACAGGCCGGAACACAATTGCAGTTTACGCGCGTGGCCGTGGGTGACGGCTACTTAAATGGTCAGAACGAGGCCGCTTTCACTACATTAATAGAGCAGAAGATGAACCTTAATATATCCTCAATAATTGTCAGTGGGACGGGTGAGGCGACGGTTTGCGCTACCCTATCAAATGCTGGTCTGATAACTGGTTTTTACTGGCGTGAAATTGGGGTATTCGCAACCGATCCGCAGCTTGGAGAGATCTTATTCGGTTACGACAATTCAACAGGGCATGAGATTTTTGTGCCCGCCGCTAGCACAAGCTCATTCACCGCGCCTATGAATATAGGAGTTTATATTTCGAACGCAGCAAACGTGACGGCGGTAATTGATCCAAGTCTTGTTTTTGCCACAACGACGCAAGTTAATACGGCGTTGGCAGCCGCAGAGGCCTATACCGATGCAAAGGTGGCCGCTATTACCGTGCCCGTAACAAGCGTCAACGCTAAAACAGGTGCGGTCGTCTTAGCTCCGGCGGATATTGGTGCCGCAACCGCTGCACAGGGAGCAGAAGCTGACTCAACGGCTGCAGCCTTTGGTATACATCAGGCGGATGATACGAAGCATACGGCCTATGCGGTAACAACTAACTCCGGGAATGTATATTCGGTTGCTGAGCCAAACCTAACGACACTAACGGACGGTTTGCAAATCCGTGTAAAGTTTAACGCCGCGAGTACGGGTGCGATATCTGTTAATGCTGACGGCTTAGGCGCAAAAAACGTGGTTGATTACTTCGGTAATGCCGTGACGAACGTAAGAGCTAATTTAATTGCAAACCTAGCATATGAAGCAGTTAGCGGAAATTTTATATTGCTGGGTAAAGGAGGGGGTGGAAACGCAGTCGCAGGAGACTTGCGAAACGGTAAAACGGCTACTACGGATGCTGGGCCGATAACAGGATCATTGACTGATAATGGTAATGGCGGCACTATAACACCATCTAACGTGAGCCAAAACATTGCAGCGGGCATATGGGACTCAAGCATTACGGTTGCCGCTGTTACATTTGATGCCTCAAAACTACTGACAGGTACAACTGTTGCCGGCACAGCAGGGACAATGCCAAATCAAGGCAGTCCGACAATTACGCCAACTGGATCGGCACAGTCTCTTCCAGCGGGATATTATCCGGGGGGCACAATCAGCGGTGTAACAGTTAAAGTTAAAACAGGAACCGTAACTTCGAATACAAGCACACCGTCTTTTACAAA